GACCGCCTCGCCGCCCAACTGCATACGGTCTACGACGAGGTGAAGCGCTTGGGATCGTCGACAAAGGGGGACTCGGCATTCGGCGGGTTCGCCCCGAAGTCGCGCTCGGCTGCCACCGGGTCCCTCACGTACTCCTCGTCGAAAACATGACGCGGCATCTGCGGATTGAACTCCCACGTAGCGCCCTTCCACCCGTAGGTACGCGGCAGCGCGCCCTCCACGGCCTTGTTGTACGTCTCCATCGCGGGGTCGTCCTGTGCTATGGGCGACGTCACGTTGATCATCATGCCCAGAAAGTAGGGGAGCTGATTCAGCTCGACAGCCGCGCGAATGGTCTTCAACGACTGGTTGAGCACGCGGTACAGCTCCTTGGCCGAACGCGTGCCCTCGGTGTCGGACAGTCGCGCCCACTCATCGATGGACGCCCCGATACGGGTCTTGCCCGCGACACCCGCCGAGTCGGAAGCAATGCGGTTGTAGCGCACCTTGGCCCAGCCATCGAGAATCGCGTCGTCGTTGATCCGGTAGGTCCACTGATCTCCACCGTGCTGCGCCTGCTCATACTTCTCCACCCAATCCATGTACCGCCGCATCCACGGAGAGTTCTTGCGCATCTCCCTATACTTCGCGTAGATCGTCTGCGCGGCCTGCGTGGCGGTCGAGGCCGCGAACGTAACCTCAAACCACTCGGCCTTCTCCTGCTTGAGCCACCGCTGAAGATAGCCCTGGCCGTGCATCGACCGCGTGGACAGGAAGTGCTCGAAGTACCCGCCGATGTGCGCACCGAGGTACGACTTGCCCGAACGCATGCCCGCCAGGATGATCATCTCGTTGTACGGCACGAACATGCCGTCAGACACCAGCTGCCGCTGGGTGTGCCTGCACTTGGGGCACACGAAGTCCTGCTCATCCTCCTTCCACGTAAGGAGCACCTCCGACTCCAGGTACATCCGGGACTTGCCCCAGCAGTCGACGTCCTCGGGCTTCATCGAGTTGCAGATCGGACAGCGAGTAGCGAACGCGTCGCGCAGGATCTGGTACTGGCGCTTGTGGTCCGAGATCGTGGACGACACGTTCCAGTAGTCAACGTTGTTCACCCACTCGCAGATGTTGGGCGCAGGCGTTCGCAGGTACTCCACCTCCGGGCCCGCAAGACCACCCCCGGTGCTTGACTGAAGGGTCTCGTCGATCCCGCTCGTCAACCGGTCCAGGAACTCCAGGTTGTTGTTCTTCGCTTCAGCCATCGGCAGGCTCCATCGTGAAGTTGTTGACCCGGTGCATACCCTCAGACTGGCGAATCTTCAGGTCCGGCACGCCGGGAGGTATCCTGTACCTTATGCCATCCACGTAGTAGTCCAGCGCCTGGGCTTTCTTCGTGCGATGGACAGGCACGAGGAGGAGAGCCACGCGAAAGGGCTTGCCCTCCCGGTACAGGTCGTCCTCCACGAGTATAGCACGTCCCAGCGGCGATCCGTTACGATCACGGAGAACATGGTCTTGCGAAAAAGTCTTGGGCAGGTCGCTCATCGTATCTTGTACTTGTCGGTCACCGTGGCGAGAACCTCGGGGACCTCGTCCTTCATGAAGGAACCCATGGCGTTCAACACCATGTTGTTCATCTGCCGTGGAAGACTGGAACCCGGCATCTCTCGCCCGAGGTTCGTTTCCATTTCTATCAGCGTGTCCTTGAGCTGCGACATAGACCGCGTGACGACGTGCTCGATGGCCTCACGCACGGCATTGCCCGCGACAGCCTCCCGCGTCTGGAAGACCATCAGCTCTTTCTTCATGCCCATCAGCTCCTTGATGAGCTTCTGGAAGACCTGGATCTCCTCCAGCTCGATGGAAAAACCCTCCTTCTCCTCGCCGCCCGAGTCATAGCGCTTCACCTGATAACGCTCCTCGTAGTCGGAGAGACGACGCTCGGCCGCCTCCACGAGCTTGTGCAGCCTCAAGTAATCGTCAACCTCCGATGAAACGCTCTCCAGCTCCATCTTCCCGATGGACTTGGACTTCGGAGCGTTCGTCTGCTTGCTGAAGCCCTCGGACAGGGCCTTGAGCGCCATGTCCATGGACGACACGTGGTTCCTGAAGTGCTGGTGAAAATTTTCGACATTGAAGTGGTTGATGCGCCCTTGGTCGTCTTCCGCCAGAGGTTCGTTGTGGCGGTCCACCTGCGCGTTGAGCCAGCGGAGGGTCTCCATCTGCTGCTTACGGTAGAGAAGGATGCGCCGATGCACTTCCTCCCACAGCCCCACGTTCTGTCCGTAGAGAACGCAGAGCTTGCACCGCGCCTGGTACCTCAGCGTGGTCGTGCTCATACCCCTAATATACAAGAAACGGTTGCGAGGGGTACGGAAAAAGTACCGGGCCAGTATAGCCCTGGCCAACCCCTACCCATACCCACCCAACAGAACGTAAAGACGAGACAAAAAGACGAAGAAGATCGCGTACACGCGCGTCAGACCAATCCCTGAAAAGACGTTCTACAAATATATCGTGAAGACATGTAAAAGACACGTAGAAAGTCTCTGTTTCTGGTGTTCTACTATAGTTAAGCGTCCTTCAAGTAGAACATGCCGTAGGGAGGACTCTCTACGGAGCGAAGCGGAGTAGAGAGTCTGACCGGAGGCCTGGCCAAAAGGCCGGAAATCGGCCACGAATTTCGGGGGCCGAAACAGAGAAAAACAGGGTTCAAAAGTACTGTTAGACTATAAAAATCCGGTAAAAACGCACAAATCTCTCAGCCACACCCCTTCTGACACCGAAAAATGGCGCCGGTCCATCGTGCCACGATTATTAGGTGTGCTTTTCTATAATATACAGGAAACTGTTCGACAGGGTTGCCCAAAAACGGGCCGAATCCCGGGCCAAAACCGTGGGCGATCATGGATAAGCCTGGTGACTCGCGCACTTACCGCGAAAAACTTTTTTCATAAAAAATTAAAGAAGGAGGGTTGTGAAGGAATTTGACAATCGTTGTCAAAAAGTGTCAGAACCCTCGAATCTTGCTCTGAACGTACCAGGAAAGGCAGCGATCAATCTCCAGCTCTTCAGGTACGTCGCCAGGATCGGCAGAAACCCCGAACGTCATGTGCATGTTCACGAAAAAATGGTGCTCGACGATATCGATCACGTCTTCGCTTACCTTCACGGCACCATCCTCGTCGAAGTACTCATCGTCTAGGTCTATGACTTCCGAGAACTTTCCGATTCCGGGGAAATTGAGCCAGATGTAGGCCTTGCGTGTGCCCATGGATCGATTCCTTCCAGGTATGGTCGAAGTGTCAGGGACCTCTCCTGCGCTTCTTGAACGGCGATCAAGAGCTTCACGGCGTCGAGCCCGTGCTCCAACTGCAAAGTTGAGGGATTCTGCGGACCACCGTGTTCCAGGTACGTGGCGACTCCGACCGCAATGTCCGCGAGCACCACGTTCTTCAGCTGCTGGAGGATCTCCAGGTCGGTAACCCGTGCGCCTTTGAGGGCTTCGACGACGTCCGTGTACAACAGCTCACCACCGTCGTCCTCGTCCGAGGTCTTCAGGTTCTGGAACAGTTGGATGAGGCGAGACATCAGGATCCCCTCAGGGGGCTCCAGAACCGGTCTGGAACCTCCTCACCGAAGAGGTACTTGCAGCCGTTCGTGCGCTTGTAGCGCTGGTGCTGGTCGACCTCGATCACGCCGTGCGTGGCCTTGCACACGAGCTGTAAAGGGAACTTCACGAACTGCTCAATGTGCTCGCACTCGTGAGAACAGAAACCGGCTCCGAACTTCTCACTGACTTCGATTTCGAAGGTAGTGGATTTTTTCATTTCAACCCTCCTTGGGTGGTCTCGGGAACGGCAGGTTCCAGCGCTTGCGCACCTGAGCCCTGGTCTTCGGGTCCGTCCAAACGAACGAACCTTTCTTGTTCTTGGCCGGTCGAGCGGAGCGGATGGCGTACTCCTTCTTGACGTTGAGAAGCACCGGGTAGTCGCCCTCTGTATCGGGTTCCTCGATGACCCACTCGCCGTTCAGGAAGTTCTCCCAGCCCTCCAAGTCGGGTAGCCCTTCTAGCTTACACTCGTCGCACACGAGCTGACC